AAACTACGAACGAATCGTAGCACCAAATCCCTTGTGCCGCAGGGGATCTGATAAATTTCCCGTACGGGAATATGGACCTGAGATGTCCCTAAACTCATTCATTAAAAAAACTAATCATTCAGCTCATGTCACAGCTTTCGCCTTTTGCTCAGTTCTTTATTGATGAAATAAGAGACATCTATGCTGAAGAGCAAATTCCTGACCATGTTCACATTCAAGCATTAAAAGAAGTCTTACTAAAAGGTGACAATGTTCCGCCTCACGTACTTGCAATCATCCGAGAATTAGAAGCTCATCTTTGTTAACGGATGTGTCCTGGGTATGACATTAAACTACCCATTCATCAATCACATTCAACTCCAATGCAACTCCTCAAATTCTCCACCGGCAACGGCAAGCTTAAGAATCGTCTGATCTTCTCGCTTCCAGCGGGTCACTCGTGTCCGCACGCTGGTGTCTGCAAGACATTTGCTGACCGTGTCACCGGACTTATCACTGATCTGCCCCAGTACACGGGCACAGAAGCAGATGAGTTCCGTTGCTTTGCTGCCATGGCAGAGGTACGGCCTAACGTACGTCAAGCACGCTGGCACAACTGGGATCTTATTCGTGAGACCATCCACTCCAATGGGAACCAGGCTGTTTTGTTGCGTGATTTGATCGATCTATCCCTCACCATGCAGCCTCCCAAGGAACTGGTGCGTGTCCATGAGTCTGGTGACTTTTGGACTGAGAACTACATGCGTGCTTGGCTGATGGTTGCTGCCCAGCGACCCAAGCAAAAGTTCTATGCATACACCAAGTCCCTTGGCATGTGGTATAACTTGCGTGATCAAATCCCGTCCAACTTTTATCTCACCGCATCTTGCGGTGGGACACTCGATTACTTGATTCCCAAGTATCCCGATGTGTTCCAGCGGGTGGCCTACGTTGTGTACACAGAAGAAGAAGCGGTTGCACGCGGACTTGCTGTGGATCATGACGACAGCCACTGCTTAGGTGACAAATCGTTTGCACTACTAGTGCATGGGAGCCAGCGTGCTGGATCTGAAGCCATGCAAGCTGTCACACAACGCAAGAAGAATGGTGGATTCGTTGGGTATGGCAAGACATTCCAAAAAGAATCTGTAGAACCTTGCGTTGCTAAATAAATGAGGTAACATCTATCAGTCTTCTTGATTGATCGATGTCTTACATGCTGGCCTGCTGGAGGTGGAGCGAACCTTACGGGGTTACTGCCTCCAGTTCTTCTAATAAATTTGAGTTGATTCCGCTAGACTCAGACTCTGCATTATCCAAGGTCTTCAGTCATCCGTACCGTTCGGGTGCACAGAAAATCTTGAGCTGGATCAAAGAGAATGACGACAGCATCAACGGTGAAGAACTCTCAATTCAAGATGTTGCCAGGTTCCAACGATGAACGTTGGTTAATTATGGATTTGGAGTCCGATGGACTGTACGATAATGTGACGGTCATCCATTGCATTGTCATACATGACATTGGACTCCAACAAACTTTTAGTTATGGGCCTGATCGCATTGCTGATGCTCTTGCTCATCTGGCAACCGCTGATGTTTTAATCGGCCATAACATTTTGTTTTATGACATTCCTGTCTTAAATAAATTATTTCCATCAGTTCAACTCAACGGACGAATCATTGACACACTTATCTGCACCAGGCTCATCTGGCCCAAGGAAATTCTCTACGGCCTTGACGAAGAACAATATCCGCAGGTTCCAAAGGGCCTCAGGGGGTCAGCATCCCTTAAGGCTTGGGGATGGCGGTTGGCCGATCATAAGATCGACTTCAAAGACTTCAGTGCATACTCTCAGGAGATGCTTGAGTATTGCATCCAGGATGTCAATGTCACTAAAAAATTATGGGAGCACATCGTTAAAGAAAAGTATCCAGAGCCTGCGTTATTGCTTGAGCATTCTTTTGCCCTCGCAATTAACAAACAAATTAGATCAGGTATTTCTTTTGATGTTGATGCAGCTCTTGATCTCGTGGATGATTTACGAGCAAAGAAAGAGGAACTTACTGGAAAGCTAAAAGAAATCTTTCCGCCCATCGTACACAAAAGTTGGTTTACTCCTAAGGTTAACAACAAAACTCGTGGCTATGTTAAAGGAGTGCCATTTGAAAAAACAAGAACTGAAGAGTTCAATCCTGGATCTCGTCAGCAGATTGTTGATCGACTTAAAAACAAGTACGGATGGGAACCAGAGAAGACAACTGAAAAAGGAAATCCAATCCTTGATGATGAAGTGCTAGAGAAGTTGCCTTACCCTGAGGCACAAGCCCTGGCTGAATACATGCTTGTTTCCAAACGCCTTGGTCAGATTAAGGATGGCAACAATGCTTGGCTCAAGTTGGTAAACAATGACACTGGCCGCATGCATGGTGATGTCATTACCAATGGATGTATTACGGGGCGTTGCTCGCATCGTTATCCAAATATGGGTCAAGTGCCCGCTGGTTATTCACCTTATGGAAAAGAATGTCGTTCGTTATTTCATGCTCCTGATGGTTGGGATCTTATTGGGATTGATGCTAAAGCTTTGGAGCTTAGGTGTCTTGCCGGGTATTTAGCCCTGTGGGATGACGGCGAATATGCATCAATTGTCACCAACCCTGAGATTGATATTCATGTATATAACCAAGAAAAATTTAATGTTGAAACACGTGACATCAGTAAGCGTTTGTTGTATGGAATGTTGTATGGTTGTGGCGCTGTGAAAGCGGGCACAATCATTGACCCGAATGAAAAAGATGAATTAGTTCTGCGCAAACTAGGAAAAAATGCAATCGATTCATTCATGCATGGTGTACCAGCACTGAAGCAATTGAAAGAAAAAATTGAATCCAACATTGCGTTTCGAAGTTACCTAATTGGTCTTGATCGTCGGATGTTGTACTGTCGCTCAGCATTTAAAGGATTGAATGTCTTACTGCAATCAGCAGGTGCAATCATTATGAAACAAGTTGTTGTCACGCTACACAACAACATTGAACAGAACCTTGGCTTGGTACACGGCAAGGATTGGGAGCAAGCACTCATGATCCATGATGAAATTCAAACCACTTGTAACCCCACGTACACTGAATCAATCCGTGAGCAGGCTATGCTTGCTTTCCCAGCAGCTGGTGATTTCTTTAATTTTCAATGCAAGATTGAAGGGGACTCCAGGGTTGGGTACACTTGGGCGGAGACGCACTAACTCATGAACTCCACTGAATTCTTTACTGGCAAAACAGCAGAGTTAAAAGTAATTTGCCCTAAGCATGGAACGCACAAGCAGTACATAGAAAGCAATGTCAAGGGACATGAAGGCCACTGGTGTATGCTTTGTTGGCTTGAAAGCCTAGGCGAACCTTTACCTACTTCAAACGATTGATTGAATCGTCCTAGGTATGACGTTAAACTGCCTTAACACTTCACATCGGATCTAATGAATTACGTTGATGTTTGCGCCATTCTTTGCGAGGACCCTCGTGAGGTATACACCAGTGCAACCTCCTCTAACTACTGTGCAGAAGTAACGCTTCCGCCAGTAGGGAACAAAGCTCCAACTCATCTCATCTTCAATGTATATGGAAAGTCCTGCGACAAGTTCAAGCAACTCAAAAAGGGGCAACGTGTATACATTCACGGCGCCAAGCTACGGTATGATCTTGAGTCCAAAGCGCACTCACTCCATGGAGGAGTTGTTGCTCAAATTACTGAAGCATTCCCTCTCTTCAACGACGTTATCTTGACTGGTCGATGCGTTAAAGACATTGATCAGAATGATGCACGTGCTTTTAAGACAACTGCAGATGGCTTGATGATCTGTAGCCAAAGCTTGTCAGTTAATACTGGTCGCAACCAGGCTGATCTGTTTAACTTCTACGCAATTAATAGTGCGCAAGATAAGTTAAATCAAGCTGAACTTTTGGTTAACTTTACCAAGAAAGGAACAGGCCTTACTATTCGTGGTCGTCTGGCAACGGATGTATGGACTGATAAAGAAACAAAGGAACGTCGTAGCCTTACCAAGATTCAACTGGTGTCCATGACCTTGGCACCCAAGCAGGCTGAGTCTCAGGCAAAACAAGTGACACCCCAGACAACCGTGGCAGAATCCACGAATGTTGCTAGCCTCTGGGGCGGACGCAGCGCAGAAGAGGACTCTGATCCTTGGACACGTACGTCTGGTGGCGGCTTGCCTGATCTCCCTGGTCAGTACGGCAATGCACCTGAACTCAGCGATGAACCCTTCTGATTACCATGCCAATCCAAATTACTGGTATTGACGATGACTTCTCTTTAGAAGATGCAATTGCTTATGAGTTTTTTATGGACAATATAAATTCTTGTTTAGAAAACGAAGAACAAAAAGGAGAGGAAGCAGCTGAAGCAATTGTTGCAATGGCAAAGGCTTCTTACTTGATTGCTGAAATTTTTTCTTCTGCTCGCGAAGCACACAAAGCTCGTCACATTGAGGACACCAATGACCAAGGCTGATCAACGCATGAAGTTCACACTTGAGGAAGAAGAGTACACAGTCGTATTCCAAAGCGATGGTGTTACTACTGATGAAATCCTTGAGCACTTCATTATGTTTATGAAGGGCTGTGGGTATGACGAAGACAGTATTTATTCTTCGCTTCAAGAAACTATTGATGAGCGTGAAGGTTTGTCAAAGGCACGCGCTCTCTATGACGCAGAAGCCAACAAGGATCTAGTATGAGGCCTGCCTTCGGATGGCATTAAAAGCATCGATGTCCAAACCCTGAACAAACCATGACTGCTTCGATGACTACTAAGAAAACTTCTGCACTTGCACCTCGTGGCCTGGAATCCTTTAAACTTTTTCAGTCGAAAGAATTTGTCTCCGGTTACCAAAACCTCGTTACGATTCAGCCCCTCAACAAATCCAAGACACGAGGTTGGTTCGTGCGGAACTCAGACCTGGACACTTGCGGATGGAGTGCCACTGAAGATCAGTTTGCTAAAGGTTCAGTTATCTGGAACTACAAGCAAACTTTTGGTATGGCTCCCAACACTTCAATTGAAGAAGGACTCAATTTTGTTGAGCCTCGTCTTCAAATCCTTTTACGTTCTCCCCTCATGGTTGAGGAAGCAACGGGGATGAGGCAAACGATTGGTACATTTGATGACCCTGAAGTTAAGCAGCTGTGGGAAGCTGACAAGATTGCGGCTGACTTAGAAAGCAGCAAAGGTAATCTCTACAAGCGCAAGTACAGTGTGCGCACCAAATACCTGGTGTACATCCTGACTCAGGACAACAAGCGTGCTCATAAGATCCCCATGGTTCTTACCCTGAAGGGATTGAATGGCACTGATGTTTCCGACAAAGTCAAGATGTATGAAAAGGAAATGTCCAAGTGTTTGAGCAAAGCACTGGATGCTGAAGTACCCCTGAGCTTTAATGAAAAGTTCTATGCAACTACCGTATTTGCTCCAGTACTTGCCAATGAGATGCGCGGAGCCAACAACGTTGAGATCTGTGCAATTGAATCTTTTGACATTCCTGGTTACAGCACCCAAGAAGAAGCAATCGAATCACTGAGTCGCATGTCGATTCCTGATGAAGATCGCGAATCTACTTGGAAATTCCAGGAACTGTTCAATGATTACATCAACATGCATGCCAAGCAGGATGCACAAAAGCTTGGTGGTGCCTATGGCATCAAAGAAGGTGTCGAGATCCTTCCTGTGTCTCGCACCACGGATGCAGTTGATGTGAAGGCACTGCCTGGCCGTGATGAACTCACAGGTGAGGATTTTGATCTGAAGTGATGGAGTCAGTGGTGTCCTTGACTTTGTTTGAGTAATTCTCTTGCATTAAGTCAAGGGCATCATTAACCAATCCCTTGATAGCTATTTGCCGTGTTGTTGCAATTTTTGTAAGCAACACGGCAATTTCTTTTAACTCACTGAGAGAGGTGCATTCATTTATTGTTCGAAACATTTTCTCTTGCCAAAACAAATCCTCTGCAGATGATTCGAATTTCAACATGAGACTAATGTGCCTAAGTACATTGTACCTGTTGCATTTAAGCTGATCCCAAACCAATTGATTGTATTAAGGATTACCAGATGAAACCTGAAGATAAAGCAGCGCTTAAGGCTGCGGGTATTACGTTTCTTGTAGCAGGAGCTGCCGCTGCACTCATTGCGAATCCTGTAGCTTGGGGTGCTGCTGCCCTTGGCTCGTATAGGATGGGCAGGTTGGCACGCAAGCACACCAAGGAACAGCGCCAGGAGACCGACCAGGATCTCTTCATCTAACTCAACTCAGACTCATGCAACTCCAAACCGAACTCAACTCAGCTCAAGCCCTCATCTACTCCCGGTCTAATATTGGTCGTGCGTATGCAGGTTTTGATGACACCGAAATTGCTGGCATTCATCTGCGAGGCGACAATTGTATTGTGGTGCGTCGTGATGGTGATGAGCAGGCTTACGAACGGACGTTAATTAAAGCTGCGTTTCAGCAGTACACGCATCGCCTCAAGGACTTCTTTTCTTACCTTGGCCCTAATTATCGTGGCCCTAGCGTATGGCATAACAATGCTTACGTTATGTTTAAGGGCTGGAACTACTCACACGCACTCGGACACCTGACTTCCAATGCCAAGCTCCAACAGCACTGGGCAGACAAGTTCATCCATCTGTCAGACCCAAGTAAAGTCGTTGCTCTCCTCCAAAATGACCAAACGGACTTGGGACATCTGGTGGCGCCGGATGGGCTTCGGAGCGCGGCTCGGCCAATTGACATGGAGTCTGACCTGGAGGAAAACCCCTCAGGTGTTCAGGCCAGCACTGTTGAACCTTACTGCTCATGTGGGTCCTTTCAGCGTCAGCTTCTTAATGTTTCGTTATTCCAACAGGAGATTGAAAACTTCAAGCCCTGGTGCATCCACCTGACTTGGTTTCACAAATACCGTGAGCTACTATGCAAGCGTACAGAAGTACGGAATGCTTTGCCCAGTGGCACGCCTGATAAGTGTGTGGCCTGGTGGTATGCGCCACCCCAGGACCATGTCAGTGACGGTAAGTTTGTACTACTACATACCAAGTCTGGTGCTCAGGCTCCACTAACTCATTGGCGTACTTACAAGCCAAAGGAAGTGTTCAACCAGGGCCATGCTTGGGATTTGTTTTTCAATATGATGGAGGCTGGCTACGTACCCTTTCCTGGTACTGCACTACCACAACTTCAATCTGCAATCAAAAAGAAATGACATTACTTAGTTGGGTTGAAAAGCTTGAAGTAGAAGTCATTGATGAAGAGGATGGTGGTTGCACTATCCGCATTCATTGGGACGATGAAGATCCAGAGCTTGAATACTGGACAAGCCTTGGCGAAGAAGGACAAAAATCCTTTATCATTGAGGCATTAACCAATGCAATTAATTGCTATGTCGATTGACACTTACGGCCTTGATGAAGATCGTTACCTTGAGATCTTTGAAGACAAGGCCAGGTTTCTTTTCAAAACAATGCGTTCTCTCATCAAAGTATCTGTAGAACAGAATGTAGATCTTGATTGGTGGCCTCATAATGTGATCTGGAGGATTTATGAATCTGTTACATATGATGCAAACGATGAGGCTCGTGTAATCCAAAAAACCAAAGACCCTGAAAAAATTGCAGAACGTTCTTACGACGGTATCACAGTCTTTACCCGTCAAGATCTAATGGATGAAATCAAGTCCATTAAAGAACTTTTGGTAAAACCAGAGTGATTAAGCGTCCTGGTCATGACGTAAAACTGACCACCACCTAACTACTCAACTCATGTTTGAAGCTTTTGCATCCGCTGTTCTTCCTGTTCTTAAAGATATTCTTTGGACAGCAGCCGCAGCGTTGCTGGCTTATGCACTCAACAAACTTCAATCCAAACTGCAAAACATCTGAGCCATGTCTCAAATCACCCAGGTTAAACTCAAGGACCTAAACATCCTCAAACTCTACGAGCACTATGGTGCCCTGGAACGCAGTCTTCCTCTCCTCACTCCTGAGTCCCAGGAACTGGCGCAAGCTGAGCTGGAGGCCTGTGCCTCTCTCCGTTCAGAAAAGGTCGACCGTATCTATTACGCTATGGCGGCCCATGAGGATGCTCTTGAGCGCATCAAGAAAGAAGGGGATCTCATTACGCAAGCCAAACGTTACCATGAGTCCCAACTGCGGTCCCTCAAAAACTTGCTAGGTTGGTTGCGGCGTTCACTCCCTCTTGATACTAACAAAATTACTGGACGCAATTATCAATTTACGCTTACACGTAAAAAGGATTTAACTGTTGAAATCACTTCGGACCCAGAGTTTTGGCACTCTGAAGAGCAAGCAACTTATTGCATTGAAGAAGAAATCACCACAACCAAACGAGTTGTGCTACGTTCAATGTCAGGAGAGGTCCTTGATGAAAGGACAGAACCTAAAACCACAACTAAAATCGTCCCTAATCTCGATGCGATACGCTCCGCCTATCAAACGGGTCGACAACTCCCAAGTGGAGTCAAAGTCGTCCAAGAATATGGTGTCCGTTCCAGGCGGATCTATGGTGAACCTCGAGTGGACTTGGAAGCATCCGAGTATCCAGGACACCTTCTACCTGAAGATTGATGCACCTACTGATGCGGATGATGCGCGCATCAAGATGAATTGTCACCAGCATGCAGTAAAAGATTTTGATCTCCAGCTGGAGATGAATAATCTAGAACTGGACATGATCAAAGATGGTGACGAAGTGCTTCCTTATAACCTCAGCAAGTTTGAGGAGCTTGAACAAAAAAAACTCAAGTTGCTTGTCGGCAAACGGTTCCATCAGAATGCAGCAAATGCTTACTGGTTTTACCTGGCCAAATGCGGTAAATAAACTGCAATACAATAGTTAAAGCAGTAGGAGTTCCATGGGCGGTGATTCAGTTTTAAATAAGTTGATTGCTGGATTTACCAATGATGGGACTCCTCTTTCCGCAACTATTGGTTCCAAGATGGAACATGGTGTGGTCATCTTGACTGCTGCCATGCTTGCAAATGAAAACCTTGCTGGTCAAATGACGGCAGAAGAAATGGTTGATGGCGCCATCAATTATTACAATGTCATCCAAGAACGTCTTGGTTACTACCAGCAACACCAAACACATTCTTTAGAAAGGCTGCTTAACAACTAAAGCCTGCTAAAGTAACTGGGCCACTACATCCAGAGATGGATCCAATTACTGTGCCTAAACTGACCGTATCGTTTGCGGTTGACCTCGAAGTAGAGTACGACTCTTTTGGCGGACGCACGCCACAGGATGTTGCAATTGCACTCCAGGATGAACTGGACGTGTTACTTTTTGAGGCAAGCTCTTCTATCAAGGGCGTTTTCACTTCTATCACTGCAATTGACTCCAATGACTAAAGCATCTGCATCTAAAGAATTGCTTAAAAAACTCAATACGTCGGGTGCGTTTGATACGCCATGGCTCAAGAATCAACTTGAGACTTGGAACGTATCTCTGGAGCAAGAGAAAGCTGACTTTATGGAGCATCTCTACCAGGTCTATAAACCCTTTGGTCATACCTATACGGGTCTATGGGAAAAATTCTGCGTGACAGAAGCAGGTCCTATCATGCGCGAAAGGTACTTTGAAGTGCTTAAAGCAATTGAAGAATACGAAACATTGCAGGCTGCACAAGCCGCAGTTGTTTCTTAAGGTTTACAATAAACATATTGTTTTGTTTGGACGGTCCACAATGGTGGAGCGTCCTTTTAATTATGGAACACCCTCACGAACCCATTGATGTCATCCAAAATTGGCAAGAATGGTACAAGAAAAATCGAGTGATTGCACAAATGGATGAACCACTAGTCTCAAAAGACTCACGTGAGAATCTTCATGACTCAAGCAATGCCGTAGATAAAATGCCTGATTGGCGTTCTTTCTATGCAGAGCTTATTGAAGATGAACCTAAGCAAAAGGCAGTTACTACGGTAAAAGAAAAAGCAACCGAGTGGTTTGCAGATACTATTGCAGAGTTCTTTAATGAGCTAACCGGGGAAGAATTATTTGAATGCTTTTTAACTGCAGCCGCAAACAATTTGCAACACATTAAAAAAGAATATAATCAAGCTCAAACTCTAGTTGATCTTCTTCGTTGTAAAAACTACAACACCAAACCTGGAGGTACTAATGTCTAGGACAAACAATCCTGAATACCCCACTTGGATCTGCCGTGACTGCGGTGAAACCCATGGTCTATGGTACAAGCGAGGTACGTACATTGGGCCGCCTCATCACTGCGCTACGCATCACATGGGAACATGCGGTGTATGTGGCGTAACTAATGTCCCTGTAACTGAGCCAAGGGACTATGGTCATCTACGTTCTGGGTGGAATGCTGCGTTAAAACCTAAGTCGCAAAAACTCTGATTGGTTCTGCAGGAGTTACCAAGTAACCCATCCAGTTGTTTGGTAACTCACCTAGGTAGTTAACATGCCATCCAGAATAACCGTCAATTGCTCCAATTAAATCTAATGCGTGAGTATGGCTAGCAGTAATTGGGTTCAGATCGCCATCCAGCAACCCTGCATCGTCCAAGGCAGTCATGCCAGCTACGGCGTCGGGGAAGCGAAGGTAATGGGTCATTGCGTCACCGCCTGGAGGAATACAAGGTCCACGTGGGAAGGCTTGGGACAGCGACCTCTGTGCCAATCGCAGAGAGTTGCTGGGTGAAGACCTAAGCGTTTAGCTGCATCTGCTTGAATCATTTTTTCTCCATTAAGCTCAACCCATACGGTATTGCGACGATTCTTTCCTTGCTCTACCAGTTCTATCCATTTGCAGTTGCCGGGTTCGTAATGACCATCAACATCAATTCTTTCAATAGAGAAACCAGGCGGGCACTCGCCCATGTCGTCCAAAAATACCTGGTAGGAATTACGCCAAGCTTCGCATACTAGTATTCCTCTGCCACCATAGTTATGAAATGAGCTGCAGCTTGGGGTGCAGCATCTGTTAACAATTCCCCGCCATATCTTGTACGTTTTGGGATATTGATCGTGGCTGAGGTTGCTGGTGACTCCATGCTTGGTATTTAGCTTTCTGGCCACTTCGCTACGCTGGCATCCGCAAGACTTTGTGTTTCCACTTTTAAGATCACCCGCTCGCACAGTCGTGATACTGCCACAACTGCATTCACATTCCCAGACGGCTCCGTCGCGCTTTAACTCAATAAATTTCCGCGCCGTAAGGCGGCCAAACTGTTGCCCCTTGAGGTTTCGCACCTTTGGCGGAAGCTGGTTCATTACGTAAAGCATTGCTTCCATTATTCTAGAGGGTTATGCTTTGCAAAGTAGAGTTACTAAGGCGGGTGGGCCAGTAGGTGAGGCGTTTAACCGATCCGTTAAGCGGCTCAGCTCCATTATGCGAAAGGCCGATGTATGCTCTGTCTACTACAGGCATGGCTGCCGGTGACGCCGCAGTTGATAGCCCACCATTGCTTGCAGCTATTGCGCCATTATTTGCAGCGGCAACAGCAATGGCAACCTTGCTAGCACCTGTAGCAAAAACGCTTAAATTTCCTGGGTTCGTTGCAACATTTGCCACTGTAACTCTAGCGTTAAGCACTGTAGAACTACTATTAAACAGTGCGATACGGTTGTTTGTGGTGTTGTCAGAAATAGTAAACGGATACCTATTTTGCGTGCCCCCACCAACGCCATAGTCCGCAAACACCGTCCCCTCATCCTGCCGATACCAGCTTGAGAAGTTGCTACCACTAATGCTGGCCACGTCAGCACTGCGGGTGACCGTGGCAGTGGTGGTGGGGATGTAGCTGGTGGGGAAGGCGGCGGCTTCTAGTTGGGCGCCCCAGATCAGAACGGTGCCGGTGCCAGCGCCAATGTAAGTTGTTCCACCATTCATGGGCCGAATCTGAACATTGCCACTAGCCGTGGCAGTTGCAGTTGCAGTCAACGCGATTCGATACCAACCATTTGCAAATGGTGTGACAACGGTGGTTGAGTTTACCGAAGTGCTAATGACTGCTCCAGTAGATAAGTTGACTCGGTTAATAAGGATCGCCCCAAATGCGGCGCTTGGAACAGCAATGCCTCCTTCTGTCAAGGTGCCAGCTTTCATCCATACAGTAAACGTATAAGTCGTTCCCGAAGTAAACGACACGGATTGGATAATACTGTGCGACTGAGCAGAAACATCGCTAGTATCTTTCAGCTCCCAAGCTGTATTTGTGCCGTCAGGAGCAGTGCCCGCAGACGCCGTTTCACTACTGTTGCTGTTTGTCCACGTCGTGTCAAACTGATTGCTCTGCAGCAGCAAATTCGTCCTCTGCTCCTCCACCAACAGCCCCAGGCTTTCGCCGGTCGTGGGGTTGTGGTCGAAGCGGGGGGCGCTGTTGATCGTGCTGGTCGTGGGGATGTATTCACCCACAGTAGACGACTGCTCTACTTGGGCTCCCCAGATAAAGAGACCAGAGGTGCCGTCGTTCAGTGTGACAGCCTGCCGAATGCGAATACTACCCGAAGCGCCTGCTGGAGAGGTTACCGTGGCTACGCATCTATACCAACCATCGCCTGCCGGTTGAATACTGGCAACTAGCCCAGCACTTACTGCTCCTGAAATAGTTCCGGTGGCCAAGTCAAAATCTACAGCCCTCCCTGTAACGCCATCAGAAACAAAAAGGCCGAATAAACTTGTTTCACCCTGTTTTGCAAAACAAGATAATGTTGTAGCAGAGCCAATAACAAGGCTAATCGAAACACTTACCCTGCCGCCACTAGCTCCGCTATCTGTGATTAGCTTGTCGGCTGTCAACGTACCATTCGGCGCGATAGCTGCGTTTGCGGTAACAGTTGCAGTGGTTTTACTCCAACTCGCATTATCAAACTCCTCACTCCTCAGCAGCAGGTTCGTCACCGCCGACTTGATCAGCCCGTCGCTGCCCACGAACGTGCCGCTGCTGGCGCGGGTAAAGGTGATGAGGTTTTGCCCGGTGGTGGCGTCAACGAGACTCTTGTTTTCGGCAAAGCGCAGGTCAAGGCTAGGCACTGCCTTGGCACGGCGCCACAATTCATTTTTTACCCATGGCCCAGCTAGTACGCCACCAGGTGCAATTGCTGTACGAAATGCTGCCGACCCACGCATTAGAGTCCTGCCTCCAACGTCATCACACGAAGATCAAGTAAAGTGCCACTTGCGGGAGTAAAAGCGCCACGAGTTTCTAACTCAGCATACAAACTAGTACTTGCGCTGGCTAGTTTAACTTCTGTGCCACAGTAATCAGCTTGTGTAAATAATGTGCTGCCAAAGTCTTGTGGCGCGGGTAAATCAATATATCCAGCGTAGTTGGCTACCTCACCACTTACCAAGTCAAAAGGAGAATTGTCTGCAATAGCAGTGGGAGTTGCGGTATATAAATGGAGACGAAATGCACCCATGCCACTGGGAACACTAGTGCTACCAATCAGAAGACGCACCGATTGGAACAACACATACCCGCCGCTAGGGCCAATGCTGGGCAATGTGATAATTGCACTGCCACCAGTATCTCCAATAACATCGCCAGCGGTATATGCAGTGGTATTGCTAGGACGAGTAATAGTTACGGCTGCACGATAAGCCTTACCATCAACTGTAAAACTACTGTTGTTGTCAGTTACGGGAACAGCGCCACCTGAAATAGTTACGCCTGAAATTGAAGCACTTAAAGGTTGGCCAAAAACTGTGCCGACTTTAATGACTTCATACAGCTGTGAGTTTTCACGTACTAAAGGCATCTTCTATAACTTATTTTTTACAAGTCTAACAAAGGTTGTCTCAACTAAACTAATAGAAAGTATTTGTGTTGGCAAAGTGAAAATTCGTTATATCAATGATTTGGGTAACGGCCATTCTGGCTTTATTGATTCTGGAGATGGGATTGTTGTCGCCACGGCTAGTGGTCAACCGTTAGCTGTAGAACTAGATAACGTAGAAACAACTAGTCGAAACCGTTTATCAGTTACCAACCCTGAAACAATTTTTTTTAATACGTTTCAATACGGTGTAGAAACAGATGTATGGGAAAGTTCTACCACAAGTGGGGGTACTGCTACACATAGTACAGCATTCAGCGCAGTTGATATGGCTGTTACTTCGACGGCTGGTTCGCAAGTTATTAGGCAAACACTTAATACCATGCGGTACATCCCAGGGAGAGCAGCAAGCGTTGCTTTTGCCGTGCGCTATGAAACTCCTGTTGTTGGAATTCGGCGTCGCGTAGGCTTGTTTAATGGAACAGATGGTTTTTATTTTGAAGATAATGGTGGTGACTATGCTTGTGCAATTGTTAGTAGCACTAGCGGTTCAACAGTAACCACGCGTATTGCTCGTGCTGCTTGGAATGGTGATAAATTAGATGGCACTGGACCTAGTGGTATTACAGCTGATCCAACTGCGCAGCAGTTGATCAACATGAAATATGAATGGTATGGCGCTGGCCAAATTGTTTTCCAATACATTATTGACGGTCAAGCAATAACAATTCATACGTTTAATACCGGGAATGTTTTACAAACTCCTTGGTGTAAAACACCTTTTCTTCCAATTCGTTTAGAACTAACAAACGTTACTGGTGCATCAGGTACGCATCACCTTTATCAAGGTTCAAACACATTGACTAATGAAGGCAGCACAAACTATTTAGGTGTTGGGCAAAGCCATTTAACAGCAGTTACGGGAATTACAATGGCTTCCGCAAATACATTTTATCCAATCTTAAGTATTCGCCTAAAATCAACTGCTTTACAAGGCATTGTATTACCTTCTTTTATTCAAGCGTCTACAATAGATAACACAAATATTTTTTATAAAATTGTAAAGAATGCTACTGTTACCCAGGGGACGTGGACGGATATGCCCAGTGCTAATTCTTTTGTTCAGTATTTAGAGTCACCTGCTACAGGCACCACTGCTTTAACAGATGGCTCCTTAGTGGATGCGGGTATGGTAATTGGTGGTACTGGAGACAAAATTGAACTAGATAAAGGTACTGTCTATCAACTAGGGCGCTCAAGCCTTGGTACTGTCAGTGATGTCTTTACGTTAGCTGTTGCAGCTACCGGTGCAAATAAATCAGCAGTTGTTGCAATGACTTGGATTGAACAACGTTAATTGTTGATAAACTAGAACTATTGATCAAAACTTATGTATACCCCTGCCCCTCAACAGTACCAGCCTGCTGAAACCCCTCAGGTTCAACCCGTTCCTCAGCCCCAGGACAAACCCAAAGCTCCTGCCAAGTCCAAGGCTGGTGGTGATGTAGGTGCATTCATCCAGCAATGCATCTCTCTGTGTGCCTACCTCAAAGAGCTGGAGACACAAAGTCACTTAATCCATTTAAATTTTGAGGGTAGTAACTTCCTTGGGGTCCACGCATTCCTGAAAGATCAATATGAAACGCACCTTGAACAGTTTGATACCCTTGCTGAGTTTATTCGCAGCATGGATTTTTATCTTCCAAAGTGTGGTTGTGAATTGAAAGATGCGGCCCCCCAAATGCAAGTTGTAACTTCCTATAAAGGAGTTGACATGCTTGGTGTTTATTATAAAAATCTTGAAGAGCTTGGAATGAAAGCCAAAAAACTTGAATCTATTGCACAAAAAATAGGCGCTATTGACATTGCTAACTATATGGCGGATTTAGTCGGTCAAGCGTTTAAAGCTGCTTGGTTTGTTAAAAGCACTTTGAGATCCACTTAAATAAACAGAAGCTTTTAAAATAGTTTCTGGACAATCACCTAAGAGGCCTATAGCGCTATTACAAGTTGCGCATAAAAGACCTCTTACTTTTCCTGTTTGATGGCAATGATCTACCGAAAAATATTTATGTTTTTTACTTTTAGATGAAGGGTTTGTTGTTCCGCAAATAGCACAACAATTTTTTTGTTTTGTCAGTAAAGACTCATAGTCTTGCCTGGTTATGCCATAACGATATTGCAATTTATTTTCCCATACTTTTTCTTTTCTTTTGGGCTTGGCTTGAGTTATGCGATTTTTTTCTAATACACAAAATTTGCACTGATTTAGGTAACCACCTGATCTATGCGCTCTAGATTCTGCTTGTTTGTAAAAATGTTTTTCTAGTTGTTTTTCAAAACCACAAGAAGAGCACCTGCGCAATTCCATTCATGCAGCTAGTCAGTTAATGTAGTATAGCTATTCTGCAGACGTTGTTTCGTATATAAAATGATCAGACGTTTCTATCATCCGTGAGTTCTCTACGCTGTACTCAGTCAAGTCAATCTCGTACCCAGGATTCTTTTCGATGCGGTTCTTGAGCCACGCATCGTCATACCAAATAATTCGGTTATTGGGATACGCATAAAAATTACCGTCATCCATTCGGAAAAAGTGTGCACACTTATGCTCAGGTGTTTCACTGAAGTTTGTATTAAGAGTTGATTTAGATTCCCAAGACCAGTCAAGAGTAAACATATAAATGCCTCCCTTCTTCTCTCCTTTAAAATTAATTAACTGTGCACGTAAGTTTGAAAGGCGTGACCTAACCTGCACATCGATATACGGAGAGAAACAATCCCACCACATGCATTCATTCAACTCAGGCTTAGGGGCATCTGGCTTCCAGCAGAGAGCATGTATGGGACGCCTTGTCCAGTTGACGCCGTTCTCCAGGAAGACTTCAAATAAAGGGACGTGCTTCTCCAGGGAAGCGACTGAGTGTACATCGCACAACGTCACATCACCATGGCCTTGCTTGTGGTTGTATAAGAATTCGTTCCGAATGTAGCACGTGAACGTAGGCAGGTTGTGATTGAGGTAACTCATTTAACTTTCTTGAGTCTGCTCACTCTAAAGCACCTGGGTAGGATTCGAACCTACATCGCCCTGCAGCGGCAGTAGCCGTACTATCCAATTGTCTCGGACCAGATGAATCAACCGTGCTGGAATCGAACCAGCTATCTGACTCCCTTGTCGGGGTGTCCTGCCACTGGACTACCGGTTGAGTGACCCCTCTGTTTGTGCATCATTGATAACTAAGTGAGGATGCCTGCAAGCCCGTGCGCCCGGTGTAAAGCCGTCCTCGTTATCAAGCTAGGCATGAGGGGTGTTACTGATTCGTCGCGCTTGCCAAATGGGTCGAGGGCGCACCAGGGAATCAATCTGGCAAAGGTGATCAAACCTCCGGCCTGGAAACCCAGGACTTAGATCCTACTTCTCCCTGGGGCGATCAAAGAACGCGGGACGGCAAGGTTACCGCAAGATAGATGGGTCAAGTGTGCAAGCAGGGACCTGACCTCTATCGATTTTATTATACACAAAAAATCCTGGTTGCTCAGGCCAGGACTAGGACTAATTACTTACCGCCAATACCTACGGGACGAGGCGTGTGTATTGAGCACTGAAAGTATAGCGCAATACCTTATTTCTTTTTGGCAGCAGCCTCTTTCTTTTTGGCAATCATTTCTTTGAACTTGTCACGGGCTTCAGTCTGCTTAGCAGATGCACCACCTTTGCCCTTAACAGGTGGAGCAGCTTTACCCTTGGCAGGAGGTACAGCTTTCTTGGGAGGAGTAGCTTTTTTCTTTTCCATGGTAATCAGGAATCTTTATTAAGTATACGTGGGTTATTTATTTTTGTAACGCTTGGATGCGCGGGCTGCTTTACCAGCTTTCTTTGCTGTCTCTGTATTGGGTACAAACTGTTTTCCTTCTCTACTGCCAGCGCGTTTCTTGCGGTCGGTCTCTTCTCTTTCCTCTTTAGATAAAGAAGCCCATGCTTTTTCTGGTAAGTAACGCTTGGTGTATCCAGGTTGAATTGCTTTATCACTCACCATCTTTATACCTCTTGGCCGCAGCTTTAGCCTTAGACCGTTTCTCGTACTCGTCTTTGGTTTGCCACTTCTCTTTGCCCCACTTCTCTAAGGACTTTTGCTTCTCACCTTTACCGCCTTTATATCCGCCACCCTCTGCTTTATACTCTTGTGCTACAAGTTGAGCTTTACGTGCTGACCATTGACCTGGCTTGCCACCTTTAGAGCCAGCCATCACACGATCTTTGATGCGCTCGCGTAATTCCGGTTTGGAATATTTGCTATTGTCTTGTGCCACTCAATTTGGATTCTCTTTCTCTTAATATTTTAAGCCACTTACATTCCTTGGCAGACCGTGCCCAGCCTTTGGGAGGATTGGGAATCTTGGATTCAAGTTCCCAAAAATATTTCTGGAGGCGTTCAGCCTCTGTTGGGAGAAAATACTTAGCCAAGACTGGTGGGAATGTTATGTTGTTTACCAAATTTATCCATCAATTCTTCAATTGTTTCAAGAGCTTCCAGGTGCATCAAGATATCGGTCAATGCATTGATAGTTACAGGATGCTCAGTACGTGCAGCAAATGCAAGAGCCTCGCGTAAATTAACAGTGGCTTCTTCAACAGCTTGCTTAACTTGATTAGAAAGAGTCATTTCAGAACCTTTGGGATGCCTGGGTAACAGGATTATTTGTGGCATTCTATCCACATAACTAATATGTTAAGTATGTCACATTTTTTTTAACTTATCCACTGGATATGTTAAAAAAATGGTAGGGATTACTGTAATTCTTCCCAGATCCAGCCAACTTGGTACCCGTCAATGAAACAAGAAATGCCAAGGGATTCCATCAACTCATAAATCAAACGGCCCTTGCCTAAACGTGTGCCTTGTGTAGACATGATGTTGTCATCAACAATGATTAAAGTGCCAGGGTTGATGATGTTTTTGGCAGCAAACAACTCTTTGAGGTGGTGAGCACACGCTGCCCAATCATTGTTCCAGTCGGTGATGTTGTACGAATCTAAGTACAACAGATCACAGCGTCCCTCCAGGGTACCAAGGAACTCAACCGAATCAGACTCGATAACCTCAGTGTTATTGCTAGTGCTTGCAGTGGCCAACTTACAAGCGTCTGGATCAATGTCAACAGAAATCAGTTGGCCGCCATGGCAGCTTACGTAGGTATCAAAGAGAAGAGTGGAGCAACCATCGCCTGTGTAGTTGTTTTCCTCTCGGTAGGTACCTGTTTCAATAATGATGGGGTTTTGGACACCATTTAGGTGATCAAAAATTTTTTGGAAGCCGTCAGCCCGAGCGCCAAGCTTGGGTTTGATTTCAGAAAAATACGTAGTCCAGTCCGTTGTTTGGGTCACAGGTCGACTCGGATGTATTCAATATCCTTGGATTGTAACCCCAATTCAAACGCATCGGCTTCAATCGTTTCAACGTCATCAAATATACGTTGATTCAAAAGGCCGGTGCGTTCTTCGTCATCAATGTCGTAATAAAATCGGGTTAGATTAATAGACACCTATGAACTCCCAAATGGATTTGTGAGTCACAAGCTCCCATTGCAGGATAAAAATCACAGCAAGCATAGCAGCTCTGCCATTAACACGCTCGGCGTACCAGAGGTAATCCTCGGGGTGAGTTGGTATGGTGGCCAGGTTGAGATCGGGGCAGTAATTGTTGATAATTTCTTGGACAATCCAGGAGAGGCAGTTGTACCAACCCTTGATCCAGAGTACTGCTTTGTTCATTGGTTCCTGAAAACTTCGGTGGCAAACAGGTAGGCGTCAAGACCTGCTACAAGAACAATAGCGGTAAGCAACCACATAATTGTCCGCCTTTGGTTTTCCATCAATCACTAAGCATATACGCTAGGATAGCAGCAATATACAAAACCTTCAATGGTTGCTAGAATTGAAACAAGCGATCCATGGTCGCTGAAATATCAAGAGCAGCCAGAGTTGATGCGGGAGCTAAACAGCCGCCCCGCCCGTATTACAATTAACGGAAAGCGACATTACCATACACCGTTTGTAACAGGGCCGGCGCCATCGGTCACAACAATAATCTCAGAGACAGCTTCCGAGGCAAACAAACGGAAGCTGGAGATGTGGAGTAAGAACAATCCAGGCGTAAAAGAAGCTGCTGCCGAACGTGGCACAGCTATCCACTATGGCATGGAGTGTTACCTGAAAGGGGATAAGAACCCTGAAATTGCTGAGGAGTACCAGGAGTTTTGGTCGGGTATGCCAGGTATTCTCGATCAGTTTGACGAGGTGCTGTGGGCTGAAACGCCCCTGTTAGACAAGCATCAGTTTACATTATCAGACGATGGGATCGGTAGGGTGTGGGCCCATGATGATGAAGGCAGGGCATGGGTAGGTTCACCTGACATCATTGGTGTGGTAGGGAACAAACTGACTCTTGCCGACCTAAAAACCAGTGTCAAGCCCTACAGCCGTAAGTGGCCCAAGGATCTGGAGAAGGGGTCGATAGAATGGCGAGACCTCTTAGGTGGTCACCTAAAGTTCAAAAAAACATGTAAACAACTGGCAGCATACGACCTAGGTATCGAGCAAACTCTTGGGATGCGGGTCCAGCAAGCAGCAATCTTGGTGTCAACGCCTGTACGCACTCAAGTTTTTAAAATCTCCAGGAAATTTTTAGATTCCTTGAGGGGAGATTGGCTGGCGGTTGTAGAAGAGTACTACAGCCAAATCGAGCGCTGTAATGTCTATGACCCTGATTTGATTTGAGCCATGCCCTGGAATACTGATGACCCCATGGAAAGGCGCAAGCGTATTGCCTGGTCTGTCGCAACTTCGTCTTGCATTGAGACCAGGCAGGATCCTGTAGAGGTCTACAACAGGCTGATGGACGAATGGGATGACGTTGATAAGTACGGACATACCATATTGGATGAGTCCAATAAGACTTAGTGATTTAGTGAAATCTTGATGGTGCTCCTGGATTGCCAGCCGTAGGATAAAGAGACACACAAGTCAAGCCTCCTATGGAAATCCCGGTTTCCGTGGGCGAGTGGATGAATGCGCTCCAAAATCGCATGATGAATGCGATGGACGGGGATTGTTTTCTCTTGCCTACATACATGCATCTCCATGCATTTACCATCCTCAAAGATGGGATGTTCGCCGAGCGAGACTTTAAAGTAGAACTACAAAACACCAAGGAAGCCCAATGAACGCAAACCAACAACTCCTCAAGCCCGGCGAAATTCGTCTTGATTACATCCCTATCGATTGGCCCTTAACACCATTAGGCGGCAACAAAGATCCTTATATCACAGGCTGGCAAAACAAACCTTTTAGCGTACGAGAAATTGAAGAAGAACTTACCACAGGAGACTGCAAAGCCATCGGGCTACTGGGTGGGCCTGTTTACAACCATCCTTATGGTTTGGTGTGGGTGGATGTTGATGGCCCGAGTGTCTACAAGTTACTCGAAGACATCTCCGGATTACCCCTACAAGACGCACTGCCGCCAACCCTGACCATTTTTAGCGGCAAAATTGGACGTGAACGGAAACTATACCGGCTAGACCGAGAGAAACACAAGCATTTTGCGCGTAATAAATATACGTGGCACGCAGAGGAAGACAAAGAAAAACTTGAGATCTTGTGGAAGAAACACCAGGGCGTATTAATGGGTCTGCACCCTGAAACTGATGGTTACTTTACGGGAGAAGACTGTGGTTTTGAGTGGTCCCAGCAATTGCCTGAACTTCCGGAATGGCTTTTGAATGCCATCATCAACAAGAATGTCAAGCAGGGAATCCCCTCGACTGAGATCAGTCGTGTCGTAATGCCGGGTAGCGTTGTTCACAGTGTGATCACCGTTGACCGTGACATGAAGCTAGCCGTCAAGGCAATGTGGGCCTTGCCTCCGGAAGCTGCAGACGATTATGACATCTGGATCATGATCGGTCAGTCACTTCACAGCTTGGACGAATCCCTGCTAGATGACTGGGATAATTGGTCGCAGCAATCGGATAAGTATCGGGAAGGCGAATGTCACAAACGGTGGCTTTCCTTCAGTAAAGGCGGTGGTCGTGGTATTGGTACGCTCATCCAAATTGCCCAGGAGCATGGCTTTGTAGTGCCCCAGGACTACCGGGCAGAGAGCGTGGATGACGAGACGCTTGAGGCTGCAGCTGCGGCACTGAAGGCCCTGGAGGATGCGGAGCAAATGACTGTAACAATCCCTAAAGAAAAAGAAGAACGCTCGATGTCCAGTGTTGGGCATATTGCTAGCTCGCTAGAGGAAGCAATTGTCATGGGCGAAGACGTTAAAACTGCGGAGGGCAACAAGCGTGGTCCGTCTACCTCTGAAATTGTCGACGTACTCCTCAGTAAGTACAAAGGCGGTGTTTTGTACAGCTTGCCGCATAACCAATTTTTTGTTTACGACACTCGCCGTAATGTCTGGTCGCCTCTGACAAAAATTGAAACACTGGGTAAGATCCGTCACGATCTCACAATGCTTGGCGATTTCCTTAAGAAAGGCTTTACGTCAAACATGATGAATGATATCTTCATTCAGCTCCAGGCTGCTTTGGCATTTAGTGAGTGGTATGACGGCACTGACTACTTACTGTTTACGAATGGCATCTTGAATGTTGAGACGCGTGAACTTCTTCCGTTTAATCGGAACATGTACATGACTCAACAGATGCCCTATGAGTATGACCCGTCTGCTACCTGTGAGCCCATTGTCCAGTGGCTGAAGCATACCCAACATGACAGTTGGAAACGTACGCAAGTATTGCGTGCATGGCTAAGGGCAACACTTTTGGGTCGCTACGAAACTCAGAAGTTCCTTGAGATTGTGGGCCCAGGTAAATCAGGTAAATCCACCTACGCAAACCTTGCCGTTGCATTGGTTGGTAAAGCAAACTGCTACTCCACTGATATGGAGAACCTGGAGAAAAACCGATTTGAAGCCGCATACTGTTTCAATAAAAAGCTGTTGTTGTTCCAGGATGCAGACCGTTGGGGTGGCTCCGTATCAAAACTGAAGGCCATCACAGGTTGTGACTGGATTCGTGCTGAGCGTAAATACCAAGGCGACGCAATGGATCCATTCCAGTACCACGGTGTTGTCATTATTACTGCCAATGAAGCTATTCAGTCGACTGACTACACTTCTGGCCTTGCTCGTCGGCGTCTTACTGTTCCGTTCGATCGTCCATTTGAAGGTGGACAATCGGAACAAAAGGAACTGATTAAGTTCGATGCCAAGGGCAATCCACAGGGTGTATTTGCGCCGCTGCTTCCAGGTCTCGTTAACTGGGTCCTGGACATGGATGAGGATGAAATGCGTTCTCTACTGATGGAAACCAGCCAACACGTGCCGTTCTTCCAGAAGTATGAGAAAGCCCAATCCTTACGTTCCAATCCAATGCTTGATTGGCTTGATAGCAAAGTAGTGTTCGAACCAAATGCTTCGACTCCTGTTGGATACTGCAAGGTTGCGACTGGTGGTGGGTCAGGTGTCTATTTGAATTGGGGTACGTGGCTGTATCCAAGCTATGCAGAATTCTGTCGTAGCTGTAACGTCGGTATTATTTCGCGTGCTCGTTTTGAAGTTCTATTGATGGACATCCTCCAGCATCAGTTAAAGCTTTATACGTACACTATGAAGAATACGGCAGGTCTTCGCGTTAATAACGTTGCAATCAGGGACAGCAAAGAAGATTACAACAACTATCCTTCGATTGTTGAGTTGGCTGCAAACCCGGATGAGTACAGGGCTTTTTATGGGGCTATCAAAATCAAGGCTGCTGATGCGAAGATAGAGGATATGCCTGTCGAAACATGAGCAACGGACGCCACTTAATTCTGGATCTGTACGACTGTGATCCAGGTATTTTGGATGACTATGAGGAGCTTCAGCGTTTGCTTGAGGCTTCTCTTGTCATGGCAAAGGCAAATATCTTACGCATCATTGGTGAGAAATTTGAACCGCAAGGTGTAACGCTGCTTGCACTGCTGGCAGAATCACACGCATCTGTCCATACGTGGCCTGAGATTGGGTATGCTGCAATCGACCTCTACACGTGTGGCGACACAACTGAAACACATCGTGCAGCTGAGTTCTTAAAAACAAAACTCAAAGCCAAAACATCAGAAGAAAAAGAGTTGGTACGCTCAGTAACCCCGACCCAACTGACGCTCTAACTCTTCAATTTTCTTGTCTTTTTCTGTCTTCATTCCAAGGGCTCCAGCTAACGCGCCCGTGAGTCCAATACCTGTCACCACCCCAACTTCGTCGCCAATAAAACGGCCTACTGCACGGCCAACGTGCTCTCCAGTAATGGCTTTGGGTTCTTTAAGTAACGATTCAAATGCTTCGCCAAGATCTAAGTCAGTGCCCGGTACTACTGTTCCTTTTTGAAGCATTGCCATTTTGGCAATGTTATTGTCCATGGAAGCAGCAGCTTGTACGTTAATTAAATTCTCGACTTGATTAAAGCCTTGATCCATTAACTTTTGTGCTGCAGCACCCATTTGCTTGCGCTGTTCAGGCGACATGTTTTCAAGGGTTTCCAAGCCAGCACGTGCTTGGCCCGTTGCACCAACAACGGTGTGGTATTTTTTAAATGTCTCTGGGTCAACTCCATACTTAGCTGCAAATGCTTGTGGACTTTGTAAAGCCTCGTTTAAAAGCTGCGAAGTAGTTTGTTGTTTTAGCTCTTGCTTGATTTGGCCTTTGCCAAAACTCAATGTTTCTGCACCACCTTGAACAAGTGTTTTTTGCCCGGCAACCCTACCAAAACTTGCGGGAAGTCCTTGTTGATTTTTTAAAGCTTGTGGATGAAGTCGTTTTCCAATTGCTGCTCCTATGGATTTGCCTAGCATCCCAATGCCAAAACCACCGGCAACAGCTCCTATTGTTTGAAGAGCAACTTGAGGTATAGAAGTATCCGTGCCAAGTAAACTTAGGCCTGCAGGAACACCTGTCATAAGGCCTTCTTGAAACTCATTGAACAGCTCGTTTTGCTGGAGCTGCATAAACTTGCCAGCAAGCGCCTGCCCGTTCATAATAAATCTTTTTTTCTAGTCTACGTTCCTTTAATTTATGTATAGTAGATCAAGAGTAATTTACTACCTTGAAAAAGAAGCCAAAACTTTTGTGGGCTGGTGACATTGTTGCCATGACTGGATTTGCCCGCGTAACAGAAAATGTCCTTAAGCATCTGAAAGATAAATTTGAAATCGTAGTGCTTGGTCATAACTGGTGGGGTGATCCCTGCGAACAACAGAAGGAGTACAAAATGTACCCTTCGTCAAACAGATTTCAGACTGCACCATTTGGTGAGCAACGCATCCGTGAAATTGTTGAAAAGGAACAACCGGATATTGTATTCACAATCAATGATATGTGGATCATCAATACCCAATACGAACAAATTAAAGACTTTCACCAGGCTGGGAACTTTAAGTTTGTTGGTTATGCTCCCATGGATTCGTATGGGTGGACCGGATGCTTGTCAGATACGGCTAACGCATGGGATGCCGTAATCTCGTATACAGAATTTGGTGCGTACGAATTCATTAAAGGTGGTATTACCAAACCAATTGCGGTAATTCCTCATGGTGTGACACCAGGGCAGTTCTATCCCAAGGACAAAACTGAATGTCGCAAAGCACTTGGTTTGTTGCCGGATGATTTTATTGTGTTCAACGGAAACAGGAATCAGTTCCGTAAACGAATCGACATCACAATCCAAGGTTTTGCCAAATTTGCCGTAGGTCGGCCTGATACAAAACTGTATCTGCACATGGGCCTTAAGGACCAGGGCTGGGACATTATGCAGATCTTTGCACGTGAGATGCAACGGGTTGGACTTGACCCAAATAATCGCATCATCATGACGACGCAAACGGAAGGTCCTCCGAACGTTGAGGTGGACATGCTTAACACCATCTATAACGCCGTCGATGTTGGCGTCAATACGTGCAAGGGTGAGGGCTGGGGCCTTGTCAACTTTGAACACGCTGCATGCAAGGTGGCTCAGGTAGTGCCAGACCATACGTCCTGTAAAGAGATTTTTGATGGGTATGGTGCGTTGATTCGCTGTGACCACATTGACTGCGACACGAATTATGGTCGTGAGATGCCGTGCCCTTCTTCGGATCACCTGGCAGAAATCCTGGAGCAGTTGTACGAACTGCCTGATGTCCGCAAGCAAATCGGAGAACGCTGCTACGAACGTGTAACGGATTCTCAATTCTCATGGGAGACAGTTGCGTCTCAATTTGGCGGCATCTTTGAGGATGTACTGCGCCAAGGGGAGGGGGAAGTCTCAAGTGAGACACCAAAACCTAAGAAGTCACGCAAGGAACAAGGCAAACGTGTGCTTGCGGGCAGCGCTACGTAAGTACAAGGGTACTGGTACCAAGGCCTCCACGTCAGGTGGGGGCTTTTTTGTGGCAAAAAGTGGTGTATAGCTGGAAAACACCCCCTTATTTTTGCCGCTATACAGTTAATTCATCTAGTTCTTAGGAAAAACGAACTTATGGATAAGTTAGGTTTTGTCGCCGGGTTGGTCATGTATAGGTGGAAAATTCTTGTGGATCAGTCTTAAGATGAGACTGTGGCGAGAACACCGGGGGTACGGGGGATACAAATGTACTACAGGTGAAAAACGGAAATTACCCGCTATACATGCACAACTTTTCCAGAAAACCTAACTTATCCATAAGTTCGTTTTTCTTAGAGATAAGTTCAATTAAGCGTATAGCGGGAAAAAAATCGAGAATTTACCCGCTATACCTTACTTTCGTCCTTATTTACCGCTATACTTGGGTGGTTGACTCCTCCAACTCACCTCAGTGCGCACCTACACCGACCAAATGCCCCTCTGGTACATCCAAGAACGCCTGGCGCTTTCAGACGAATTTCCCAGTGCCCTGGTCTGGACCATGTCTTTCCAGCGTCACAAAGCTGGGGATATGGCGGGCAGGTTGGATCGCGTGCATGGCGTGTACAAGGTGTGGCTCTGTGGCACTCCCTACGTGGCTCACAGGATCGTCTACTACCTGCGCACTGGTGAAGACCCTGGCGCAGCAGACGTAATTCACGGTGAAGACAACCCTGAGAAGGACAACAGAAAGGAGCTGGTTTTGCGCCAGAGGAAAGCACACAATCCCGTCAAACGCTCGTATTGCCGCACCGCAGTCAAGCTTGGCTTAAGCGATGCGGATGTCATTGCAATGAACGAAAAACTACTGGAGGTTTGAGTCATGGCAAATACTTTGGACAATCGTCCCATTCGTCAAGCAGTTTTGGCACCATCGGACTACCCTCCAATACCTGGCATCGACAAGATGTCAAAAGAAGAACTTGAATTCCACGGTTACTACAGGGGTTATCCGTGTCTCCATAACCATTCAATACGAGAAAAAACCAAGCATTGGTGTTATCACTGCGCACAAAAAATCCGCAGTAATATCTGTGGTTTTGATGTCAACTACTTAAGTAGTGACTGTAAACACCAATACGCCAGGATCTGGAAACAAATCCCCGTAAGTCACGTGGAAGATTGCTGGGAGGCGCCAAAGGTTGCTCGTGCTCGTTATGGGTTACCTTCCTATAGGAATCTGGAAACCAGTAAAACGAATAACAACCAAACAGCTCACAAGCTGATCTACCAGTGCGCATGGGGTGATGTTGGATCAATGCGTGTAACGCGCACATGTAGTAACAAAGATTGTCTCAATCCTCTCCATTTGATCACAAGTTGGAATCGAGTGTTTCCCCCTGGCAGCATCCATCCATTTTCCCCTGAGTTTGAGTACGAAAAATTAATGCTCTATAGCGAAGCATGTCGTCGTGGCGTGTCAGCAGTACTGACAGAGCGACAGTACAAACAAACTATTCAACATCCCTTGGTACACATAAATACCCCCGATTATGATTAAAACAGGGTCAATATTAATTAAATAATGTCTCGTAATACAACTACTCAAGCGCAAAGAAGTATCAACAATCCCTTGGTGCTTGGTACGTTTAGTTCCACATCGCTTCGGTACCTCAAAGGAACCCTGGGACCACAAAATAAAGTTGTTGGGCGAGCGGATACAAACCAAAATTCAAACGGTGGTTTTGGTGGTGGCGCTTACAATCATTGGTTCCAGGTCAATATCGCGTCTCCTGCGTGGTTAATTCTCACCAAGGGACCGCCGCGTCCTAATTACATCCAGATATCAACCTATGACTTAACCAAGAATCCAATTCAAGGTCAAGAGATTTTTGGTGGGGATTCTATTACTACTTACGCCGATGGTCAACTGTACGTCCCGTATTTAGATACGGTGATGAGTGTACAGTCTGACTTGTACAACACCTTTGATCGCTTGCGTCTTGATCGTGGAGATGAAAGGTATTATCCCCTGGAAACAGGAAGTTATTTAATCTGTGTCTCTACAACTCGCAACGAACCTCTTGCGTATGAGCTGGGAGTCGTTATTGAGTTTCCAGAGACAGAGGCCCTGTTTGAACTAGAGGATTCAGATGGAAGCATTTTCCTTCAAGAGGTTGCTCAAGAATCTCAAGCAGTTGTGAGCCCTGTTTTAACGGCAGTTGTTGTTCCGCCTGATCTGTACGTTGTTACAGAGACACCTTTTGTTATTCAAAATACTGGTAGTGTTGAGATTTCTGCCACGTCTATTATGGACGTAGGTGGTATTATCTCATCTTCTATGTATTCTCAATTTGGTTTTACTGTAGAAGTTGGTGATGATGCGTATTTCAACACCGTGCATGACCACTCACTATCCGAATGGAAAATTGCATGGCAGAATGAGCATCAAGACACTGATCGCTTCCCCGAACTTTTTGTTCCTTTAACCAACAGGCCATGATTAAACAACTTGTTAAATTATTACAAAGGTTTAAACGGCCTAAAAAGATAAAACATTCTCCCACACTGGCCTGGAAGCAGTACTGTGAAGAAAACCCAGAAGCACTTGAATGTCGCATTTATGAATGCTGAGTTTAAAATAAAAGAAATCTCTTAAACCCATGGCACATCTTAATAAGTATCTTGAAGTAGCGCTGGCCATTCACGCAGCATGTTCTGCAATTTGCGCACTGACTCCGACGCCTAAAGACGATCAGATTGTTCGCAAGATTTATCGGTTGATTGAAATTGGTGGCTTGGTGGTTGGCCGTGCCAAACAACGCTGATTAATCAGAGAGCACCTGGGTCCAAAAAACAACGCCACCACTTTCTTCAACCCATTTCCTTGTTGCGTAAGCCTCTTCTTTACTGAGGGTTACGCACTTTTTTTCGTCGCCAACTTCATAGCAAATGTTGACGCGAATTTTTAAATCTTTATTACGTTTCACTTTGATACAAGAATTGCCCAGCCTGTATTTTTGCCGTCACACTCCCAGCGACGTAGCCAATTTTTTTTGCTGTATTTAACTCCCTTGCCACGCGCAGCAGAATTACTGACGTACCCTCCGTTTACCATATCTGCTTCTCCGTTTGGGTCCATGTGGACAAATGCATCTGGCGTAAATCCAACACAGCAGGTCCAATGCCCACCACCTGTTGGATAATTTACACTGCCTTGATGTAACCAACCGACAGCTACTGGCCTACCATTGCGAATCTCATTTTCTAGCAAGAGGGAATTGCCATTGGTAATAAAATTTGCCTTAAGTCCCAAGGATCGCAGAGCAGCAAGCTGAGCATCTTTATTGGTAGTGTCTCCGTACTTAGCACGGATCTTGTTGTATTCATCGTCAGTTTTAACCTTGCCGTAATAAGCAGCAATCATGGCACAGCTCGACGAAAAACATTCGCGATAGCCTGTTCCAGAGACGTTATCAAGTTGATAAAAATAAGGTACAGACAGAATCTTGGATGTCGTTGCATCTGTTGCATTGCCCCCTGGTGTACCAAGTTGTTTGTCCATGATCTGGATTAACTTGGCGCTATAACCAGGATCAGTTGCGTATCCTTCAACTACTAATAATTCTGCACAGTTGTTTCTACTTGTTGCTCGGTTTACGCCTTTGTATGTACCGTAGTCTTTGTACCAGCGGTCAACGAGGTAACAAGTACAGGTATAAAGATCCGGGAAATCAATAAAACCAGCCTTAATTGTTACCCACTGACCGTTGATAAATTCCTGTGTATTAACCGTAGTGCCAGATCCTTTCAGGCCATAGTAGTTATGTGTACCTGAGGTATCTTTCCCCCAATTTGATTCAAGTGCCCACTGAGCTGCAACGCATTCCGGGTATTTTGCACCAGCATCTTTACCTGCTTTCATCACACCATCCCAAGTATTGGGGTAGGTTTCAACAGGTGTTGGCGCTGTGCGGTACTTGACAGCAAAAGACTCCAGGATCTCAGAAGGAATCTGAGCCTGGAGCCAATTCCACGCATCAATTTGATGGGGTTCTTCTTTGAAGTAACGAGCCGCTTCAACAAGTTTTATGGACATCGACCTAGAGCTTTTTATTAACTCTAAATCAGGTGTACCAAATCACTCTACGACTTCGGTTTCAGTAGTTTCTTCCGGTGCCTCAGGTTCAAACTCAAGGGTATCCAAGAGTTGGCCAATCAAGTTACCGGCAAAAGCAATGAGATTACCATCGCCGGTAGCACGAGCAGAACCAAAAGAGTTAATTGCCGAAACAAGATCAGCTTTCTTACAAGCCATGTTAAACAAGTGACTTCAAAAAGTATAGCAACTAATTACCAAGGAATACCAGATGCATCGGTAGGGGTTACCTGACCGTCAAGTTGAGTACTAAGTGCATCTTCCATTTCAATAACTTTTTCTTCGCCAAGTGCATCTTGCACCCAACCAATCACTTGAGATGCAGTCAGTTGATCATACGGAGTAAAGTTGTCCGGATCAGGATCCGAAAAACCAACTGAACCATAAGAGCTAGTGGTGTATACTTCGCCGCCAGTGACGCGCTCTGCGCCAAGAGTCCAATGAGCGGTATAAACAACCCCATCAGAAAGATGGCGCTCCAGATTTGCAATTCCCCAGGTGTAAGTATCAGCCATAATTAAAAAGTTTTCTTTATTTTACCAGGGGGTAATTAGTGAAGGTGACTTGCGGGGCTAGGCGGACTATCCGGAGACTCCAGAAGGTTAGACCATTTTGTTGATGTCACCAAAATGGTTTAGCGAGTAGGGTTACTGGCTCTAGCGAACTAACCATTCCTCAACAGAGTCGCTGATGTCGCGCATCTTGATCCAACGGCTGCCGGTGGGTTGACCTTTGCGAAGGCGGAGCTTGCCCATCAGACCAACGCAATCCCACTCAGGACGTTCTTCGCGGGAGGTGTACTCCACGTCAGGGTCGTAGGCGGGATTGAGCTTGCGGCGCTGCTGGACAACGGTGCTACCTTCCTCATCGGTGACTTCATAGTCTTCAAGGATGTAGGTGCCGTAGTCATCGCGGAGGTACTTGCCGCTCCACTTGTTCCAGGCAGAGTCGCCGACCACGCTGGGGTTGCCGGAGATCACACCGATGGGGTCTTCGCCAGCAAGAGCAGGGCGAATCTTCTCACCATCAAGGACAACAGCAATACCACGGCGGTCGTCCGCGTCGGGGTTGCCGTCGCTCCACTCGAAGTATTCGGCGTAGTCAGCGCCCCCGCCATTCCAGGAACCATCTGCATAGGCTTGGCCGTCGCCGCGAAGAATAAATTCATTATCCGTGCCGTCTCCGCTATTTCCTACAAAAAAGTTGTATGCGCTATTTCCAGCACGAGTAGCTCGTGCATAGTAAACACTACTTACGAACGAAGCATTTGTGGCGTGTGCCACAATGTCCGAGTTACTTGCCGTCGATTGTCGAAACTCATGTTCAGTGCTGGTTGAAGAGAGATAAGTTCCATCATTACTCGCCTTAAAATATCCCCCGCTCGTGATGCGAACGCGCTCCGTCGCGTTGCTCGCTCCGTCAGCCGTAGTGGAGAACACTAGTCTGCCCGGCATGTCGTTAGCGCCGGGGGTGCCGTCTACCTCTGCTCCAATATTTGCCCCGATTGGATAATTTGTTCCATCAGCGCCTGCAAATGCAATTTGGCCTAAAGAATCGTCCGCTTGCACAATAGTATTGACGCCCAACGCCCCCCTGGATTTTATGAAATGCAGGCGAGGGCGATCATTGTTTGCCGAAAATCTTGAAATAGATAGTTGCGATGTTTCATTGCTATTGCCTGCAACTTGGACTTGCGCGTTGCCGAGTGCTGCTGTGCTAATGCTTGCAGACGTGCCAACTAAGAGCCTGCCGGAGCTGTCGATGCGGGCGCGTTCATTTGCGTTTGTAATAAACAGCAAAGGATAAGCACCTTCGGAAGCCACAAAAGGTGAGTTTCCATTAAGAGAACCTAACAGCAAGTCTGAAGTTACTGCTGCACCAACCTTGGCGGCAACATTAGCTTGAGAAGAAACCGTGCTGCTTCCAGCAACTTGCAGAGCAGCTCCAGGGCTAGTAGTGCCAATCCCTACTCGGCCACTGGAGTCGATGCGGGCTACTTCATCGGTACTTGAAACACTATTGTTGTCTCCTACCTGGTCAATGAAGAAAGCAAGACTTCCTCTCCCGAAGCTGCCGGTAGCGACTGATGCAATGGCCACCTTGGGACGAGAGCCGCTGGGCCCATGACCAAATGCAATACCAGCAAGGTTGCTTGATGTTTCTAATGCCCCGCACTGAACGCGAAGTATATCAAGATCGCTAGTAGATTTCTCAATAATAGCCTGAGGCGACCCAAGTGTAATACTACTCGTCCCCACCAACAGCCTGCCGGAGCTGTCGATGCGGGCGCGTTCTAGCTGGCCAGTATAAAAGTTAATATTACAACCAGTGCCAACAAGTTGTCCAAACTGAATATCTTTGTTGCTAACGGTACTAAAGAGTCGAATTATTCCAGCATTGTCGACATCAACATTAAATACCTCTGTATTGCTTACATCTGTTAATGTAATTTGACCTCCTTCTCCACCGGCAGCCTTTGAGCGAATAACACCTACAACATCAAGAGCTGTGCCAGGACTCGTAGTGCCAATCCCTACGAGGCCTGTGTGCCTGATCGTTACTACGTCAGTAAGCGTCCCGGTATTCAATGCTGCAAGCTTCAAACCTGAGCCAACCCCCTGCTCAACAAAACCTCCTACTGCACCACCATAACCATCGCCCTTTTCAAACTTGACGTAAGTATTGGACAGACCAGTTGGGTTTGCTGTGGACTGAAACTCGCCAATAAAGAAGTCAGCGCTTGTATCGGTTGAGTGCGCTGAGAATAGTGCTGGTGGCGCACTAGTCCCCAGACCTAAGCGGCCACTGGAGTCCAGGCGCATGCGCTCACTAGCGCCACTACCAGTGCCAAAAGATATGTAGCCGCTTGCGTTATCAGCACTTAAACCAATGCCTGCCGCCGACGATGTATAGATAGCAGCACCACCGGGTCGAATTTGACCGTATTGCGCGTAACCAGTGCCGCCAATTCCAAAAACGGCGTTGCTTGTCCCATTGCTTGCAGACAAGGCCGCAATAGCCCCTGTGCCAGGGTTGCTATTTGCGACAATCGCAAAGGCGTTGCCGTTGACTGACTGTGATACTTCAAGCACCGAAGATGGGGCTGCTACGCCAACCCCCACCTGCCCACTCGCATCTACAAACAACCGCCCCGTGCCATTAGTTGAGATGGCTATCTCATTTGCACCTGGGCGGTAAAAGCCTGTGTTTGGATATGACGTAAAACTAATTGAAGGATTGGCCGCACTCCCTGGAGCAAATACACCCGAAGTAATTGTATAAGTGCCGCCACTGATACTAGTGAAGTTACCGCTAGTAAAGTTCGCAGTCGTGCCAGTGACTGTGACACCTGAGATTGTTTGGCCTTTAATTGTATTACCAGATACAGTTCCAGTGACTGTTAAGTTCCCAGAAGTAGAGGCAAGTAAACCAGAAACCGAAATAGTCTGATCACTTCCAGCATTGGTGAAAGTGATATTATCTACCTTAATAAGACCGTATGGCATGATAACCTTTTTTCTTTATTTTACTGTACAAATAAATAGATAAGTCTACGGAAGAACCGTGATAGTGCCGCGAATAATCAAACCTGCATCCCCTGAAATTACACCGGAAGAAATTAAAGTGGGCGTAGCTCCAGAGGGAGCGGTAAATACGCCACTTACACCAGTAACAGCACCTGTAATGGAAACGCCAGAACCAAAAAAACCAGATCCTACAACGTTTAAGTTGCCAGAAACTGTGGTGTTAGTAAAACTAAGGTTGGTTGCTTGAAGAGTATTAAATACACCAGTGGCGGCATTTACGTTTACGCCGGTGATCGTGGTACCAGTCACGTAAGTAAAGACGCCAGTTGCACCAGTGACCGTTGTACCGATTACAACTGCACCCGAAACACTGGTAGTAAAAACGCCAGCAACGCCAGTGAGGTTAGTGAAGGCGCCGGTGTTTCCTGTGACGGTAGTGCCGGAAGCAAGTACAAATACCCCAGTGCCTGCCGTGACATTTGTAAATTGACCACTAGTACCTGTTATGGTTGCGCCAGAAACTTGTGACGTAAAGACACCGGAAATACCGGTGATATTTGTAAATGCAGCTGTGGTACCAGTAATGGTTGTGCCTGAAACACGGCTAGTAAATGTACCAGAAACACCTGTGATATTTGTTGTTAAAATAGTGTTTCCAGTAACTGTGGAGCCAGATAGGTTTGTGTAGACACCTGAAACACCAGTGATTACAGCAAAACGACCGGCATCTCCAGTAATCATGGCCCCAGATAAGAACTGGGTAAAGACACCAGAAATACCACTTACATTTCCAAAAGCACCCGTATTACCAGTGACGGTTGCGCCTGAGACCCTTGCCGTAAATGTCCCGGATACTCCAGTGACATTAGATGCAAGTACCGTGTTTCCGGTAATGGTTGCACCAGAAAGTTGTGTAGTAAAAACACCCGATACACCATTTACGGCAGTAAAGTTTGCCGTTGTACCAGTAACTGTTGTTCCTGATAAAGTGCCAGTAGCTTGTACACCGTTTGCAAATTGCGCAAGCCCGGTTACGGTCAATCCACTTGCGACGGATAGGTTGCCGCTAACGTTAAGAACTGGAGTAGAAAGGGTTTGGAATGTGCCAGTGGTTGCGGCAATGGTTGTACCTGTAAACGTCGTCCCGCTTAACGTTGTATAAGTGCCAGAAGTAGCCGTGACCTGGTCACCTGTTATTGCCGCGCCTGACAACGATTGAAATTGACCACTCGTAAAGTTAGCAGTGGTTCCTGTTGCGGTTGTAGTTGTTACCGTAACACCATTGACATTAGTGCCTTGGACATTGGTACCAGTAATTGTCAGGCCGCTTACAGTTCCGCTTACAGTTACATTGTTTTGTACAAGAATACCGCTGAAGGTTCCAAGACTGGAGCTATTGATTGCAGCGAAAGTACTTGTACCCGTTACGGTAAGATTTCCGGCAATAGTGACGTTACCGCTGAAGGTAGCACCGCTGGCCGGAGCGTAGTAAATATCTAGGTATTCTTTAAACTGCGTAAAAGTAATCTTCTTGTTACGTAGTGTAGGGTCTACCTCAAAAACGTGGACAAGCGTCAGCAAGTCCTGCTCATCAATAGCAGCGCCATTAATTGCCGGAAATTCGGAAATCCTTCTATTTGCCACCTGCTATTCGTACAGAATACCTATGCTTTAATTATAAAGCTTTTTACTTAGCGCACTTTAACCTCAATACGCGGCAACATGCTTGAAACAAAGTTCCACGACACTTGAATTCCTGTTACAATCCCACAAGACAACAAGATCACAAGCAGTAATTCTGCAACTGTAAAATTGCGACGCACATAAATCACTTGTGGTTGCTGTGGAGCAAAAGCGCGTTGAGCAATGGTCTGCTGGATGGCACGCTCTCGAGCAATCGCCTTCATCTCAGCCAGTTGTTCAGGCGTGATCTGTGGCTCCAGAGGAGGTTGCGCTGGTACTTGGCTAGGAGAAACCTGTTCTTCCATTGTCACAAATGGTTTTGTTGACAGACTAACATATAAACAGAACGCTTGCAGTTATGAGTTACGGAATCAGAAAAGGACTAGAAGACATTGCACAGGAACTGAAAGGAATCAGGAATATCCTTGGTTCCATGTGGCATAGCCGATATTCAAACGGAGAAACTGACGCCTTGTGTCCCGATGCTTATGCTGATGAATATATTTCGACTGAAGAATGTGGCCGGCGTCTTGGGGTATCCGACCAGACAGTGAGAAACTGGATTGCAATCGGACGAAAAGAACCTGCAAAAGGCTGGGTAGAAGGCATCCATTACGTCAACATTTCCCCTGGGGCCAACCGTAAAGCAGTGATGCGAATCCCCTGGAACCAACTGGTTCAATCCTTTGCCAAAAACCGTGACCTTACGGCAAGTGATCTGAGAGGTGGACCCAGAATGTATAAGTCGACTAATGACTTTCTTGAATGATGGCACATCGATTTCAAATTGTAGATATCGATGAGGTCACCATCGATAATTATCAGGAAACTTTACCTGAGTCCTTGGCAAACCAAGTGGAAATGTTCCTGCCACCCAGTGGCTCATTTGATGACGGATGCCTACGTCGTTACCTTGAAAACTTAAAAAAATACGAAGAAGAAGACGCTAACTCAGGCATGACGTTGGCGAATAGATTGCGTCTTGTGTTCCAAGATCTGCAGCCTGATACGATCTGTGGTAAGTTTCCACAAGCAGAACTGCCATTGAAGAGAAGGCTTCGTTGCGTTGCTGAGTACCTAATTCGCTCTGGTGAATTCAATAAAGTGCGAGACAGCGCCGGTAAACTGGTTAAAAAACGTGGCATCCTAGGCAAACTGGTTGTGCTTTACCAACCGACCGAAAAGCTTTTAGAATCGCTACAACGCCAAGGACTTATAGAAAAATGTCAAACCGACGCGAAAAGCTGATTGCTTCTGTCATCGGCTCAGAGATGGACGAGACTAAGGCCAAGGTCCTTGAAGGTACATTGAAGCTGATCCTTGGTGACATGGGCCAACATTACTGCAAGATGTGGGAACTTGAAGGGCCGGGAGTTATGGTCTTTCAGCCGCAAAATGAGGAACGTTCTATGTTTTTCATGACACTCAAAGAGCTGCACTCAGCTCAAGAGGAGTGTGAACGGGAGAATAACGGCGATCTGGCCGAAACATTCAGACGCGTTCTTGGGGCAGCACAAAAGATTGATCCCCTGGAAAAAGCTGGTTACCTCATTAATGATCATGCAGGCATGCGTTACCTAGAAATTGACTACAACAAGGTGGATGAAAAGAAATGACCGATGGTGTTCGCAAGGTTAAATCAAAGTCTGAAGAAATTGAGTGGATCACCAGCTCTGACCTTGTATGTGCAGCTAATGAGCTGATGGGTGGCATTGACTTGGATGTGGCCAGTTCCAAGCTTGCTAACGAGTACGTGCAGGCTAAACAGTTTTACACACCGTCAGACGATGCGTTGAATTCGCAACTCTGGTATGGAAACGTATATTTATTTCCGCCCTCCGGTGCTTATTTCTGGGACAAAAAGAACGAAAGGTGGAAGATGACACGTGCTTCTGCATTGTCCTTGACATCTTCCCATGCCGTATGGTTTCGGCGTTTGTACCACGAATGGCTGTCAGGTGAAGTGAAGCAGGGTCTTTACTTTAGCAACTGCCCTGACATGATTCGTTACGAGCCTAAGATCTTTAAGTTTCCGATGTGCATCTTAAAAACCATACCAAAATTGAATCGTCATCGCCAGGGCAAGGTGGAGACTGCAACCACGTGCACTTCTTTCCTTGTGTATTTGCCTCCCATGGATTCGGCAACTGAAGCCACCGAACGATTTATTGACATTTACTCGGAACGCGGACATATCCTTTCGTGAACCGGGTATACTAAAAGACGATTACAAGGAACTATGAGCGTCCTCGCCGACTGGGAGATCAAACAGCTTGCTGTAGAAAAGGGTATGATTGAACCCTTTGTTGATCACCTAGTTAACAAAGAGAACGGACGCAAGCTTCTTAGCTATGGACTTAGTTCATACGGCTATGACATCAGGCTTTCCCCTGGGCAGTGCTTAATTTTTGGTAAGGTCCAGGCTGGGGACTGCGATCCAAAGAACTTTGATCCTGCGATCCTCAAGCCTGCCGACCTGCTGGAAGATGAACGTGGTCAGTACTTCTTGCTTCCTCCGTACGGCTATTGCTTGGGCGTTGCACAAGAACGTTTGCAGCTGCCACGTGATGTCACTGTCGTCGCCGTGGGCAAATCGACTTATGCTCGCTCAGGCATCCTTGTCAACATCACGCCTGCTGAAAGTGGCTGGGAAGGTTACCTGACGCTAGAAATCAGCAACTGCACGGGACTCTTCAATCGCATTTATGCAAACGAAGGGATCACCCAATTGCTCTTCTATCGTGGCAACCCTTGTGAGGTTAGTTACCAGGACCGAAAGGGCAAGTATCAAGACCAGCCAAGTAACGTAGTGTTCTCTCAGGTTTAAAACCCTTTGCCAAATTGGGACTGTGGCTTACGGGAATATGCCGTACTACCTACAGTCCCATAAGCGTCACCGTCCTCATTGAAAACGGTGGGCTCAGTAATTTGAGATCTTTGTTGATATGCGCCGGCAGACCTTGCTGCACGCATAAACTTTGCTACGTTATTTTGTTTGTCATTTACAGAATCAGCAGATCGACGTTCCGTTGATTCAATGCGTCGCATGTCTGTGTCATACGCCTGCTCTGGCCTTAGGTCCGATACTTCGGCTCCTGAGGTGCCAGAGTTGTTACGCGGGTCGTATGTGGGCCTGTAAGTGTTTGCCATCTTATCATTGTAAGAGACGTAAATCGCTTACACACCGTGATGCATTCCGCCGCAGGATTCCTGGACAGTTTTGTTCAAGATGAACTGGATTGTCGTTGTCTTACTGAAGAAGATTTTGGCGCACCTCTTTCCAACGAAACCAACGACGTTCCGCTGTACGACCAGTACAACCGAGGCTTGGTACTAGGCGAGCAAGGTTTTGAACGCACCAACCTGGCCCTGGAAGGTGGCGAAAAACGCCCTGGCCTTACCGGTTACATCCCAAGTGCTGAAGAAGGCTTAGGAATGGGTGCAAGCCCAAGACCTAAAGCTTTGATTTTGAATCTTGGCAAACCAGATGAAAAAGAGCTGGTGTTGTCCGCAAAACGTCGCGGCATGATGCGTTAATCTTTTTGGCAGTCAAGCTGGCCAGGCCAAGTACGGTTGCCTTTCACTCTATTCTCTTTTTTGGTTAAAATTTGTAAATTTGTCTCCACATGAAGTCCACACATGTATTTGCTTTGTAAAGGATATATATGATCCACTTCATGTGGGACACCTGTTCTTTCGGTTAATTCATGTGCTTTTTTATATATTTTTTCAATGTTAATTTTATTAGCCCATGCAGGCATTGCTTGTTTTTTAACTGCCCTTCTCTTTGCTAGCCAACCATTTATCAATCCTCTGTTCAGTTGTCTCCATTGTTTTTGGCATGCTTTTTCTTTGAGTTGATTTTTTTCTGACCAACGTTTTCTTGCTTTTTTGAAACCGTTTGGGTGATTTTCTTTGTACTTTTCTCTAGATTTGCGTATACGTTCTGGATACGCTTTTCGATATTTTTCTTGATGGCCGCGTCGTTTTATTTTGTTTGTTTTAGCCCACTTTTGGTTTGCTATTTTGTGGCATTCCGGGCAGCGGGTTTTTTCTTTTGGATAACGATGCAAGCCTTTGCGGCAAGTTTTAAAACCGTCTAAAATGTTCATGTGACCAGTAGAGTGGTTACCGTGGGTAGAGAGCGCCAACTCTGCTACCCTTAAATTGTAACAAACTTTAGACATGGCGACGGAATCACGAGGTACTACAAGCAGAAACGAATGGTTTGCTCCCTTGGATCAGACTAGTGACTGCCCAGGAGGAGTTTGCCCAGTGCCCTGGGCCACTAAAGAGGTGCCTCCTGTAATCCAGGAAGATCTGGTGAATCATCCATCTCACTATGCGGATTCAAGTATTGAGTGCATTGACGCAATTGAAGCACAATTAACCGCAGAAGAATTCCAGGGCTATCTGCGTGGTAATTGTGTTAAGTACTTGTGGCGTTGGCGCAATAAAGGCGGCCTACAAGACCTGAAGAAAACTGAATGGTACTTGGACCGCCTGATTACTGTTAACGAAACTCAAAACGGCTGAAAACCGTCTTCATCTTCTTCCTCGTCGTCGCTGTAAATACATGCGGCGGCGAGTTCTGCTAATTCAATATCGGTTGGGTGATCCCAGTCAATCTCAATGTTTTCAGACGCCATGATGTCTCGGATGGCGTACCACTCCATCAAGCGTTGATGATAAAGGTTCAGCAAAGCAGCATGAAGCTCGTCCCAAGTCATCTCTTGGGCCTGAAGCTCAGCCTTGCGCATTGCAAATTGGAGTTCTAGGGGAAGTTCAAACTCTCTGGGCTCAACTGACCGCTCCATTCCGCTTTGCATTTCTTTACTGCAAGTATTCTAAACCTAGCTACTAAATTCTAAAGGGACGCCATCATTGGTGTAATCGTCCCAGGGATCGTCATCAATTTGAAATTCGTTAGCAAACTGGGCAATTACGTACGGACTGAGGTTCTGTTCCAGGGACCGGATGGCCTTTACTTGGTGCGGAGCCGCCGTGTAATTCCTGAACGCTGCAAGTAATACATCTGTAGAGGACCAAGGATTTGCGTCGACTTCATGAAGGAAAAGCCGAATCTCCTCACGACGCCTGTGGAGCAAGCCACCAATTACTTGATGGTCTTCACCAAAGACCCAACGGCTCATTTCTTCTGTGGCAGCGGCAAAATCTTCGTGTTCAATACAATCAATTACTCGACCGTACAGAAAAGATTCCCAGCCAATGGAATGAATAAATGAAAGCAACGCCTGGCGCATGCTGTCATCAAGTCCAAGATTTAACTTTGTAAGTTGCGTGTCAATAACGGATAGCTCGTGGAAGAGATACTCCAGTGCTTTTTCTTGACTGCAACACTGGCCACGTTTGACGGGAGAACCATCGGGATAGAACTGAGTCCCAAACCCAATGGTATACGGTTCTGCACCAGTGCACGGACCTGGGTATGCTTTCTCGTTAAACCCTTCGTATTTGCGAATTAGGTTAACGGCACGCGAAAGATCCGACATAGGGGTAACAATTATTACCCCTAATATACATAATTTTTACTTACCTTGGCCGCGCATCTTTTTACGGCCATGGCTAGGCAATGAATGTTGACCCTGACCTTGTCTCGTTTTTTTCGGGCGAGACTCAATTTTTACAGTTGCACTTGATTTGGGTTTTGCCATGGTTAAGTGGATTGACTTGTACAGCTTAACGCGGAATTGACTTGATAATATTTTGAAGTTCACTAACTGCAATCATTGCTTGCACAGCCTCCTCAGAACCAGGCTGAGCCTTCGAAATGATGCTTAATTGACGATTTAACTCTTGCTGCAAAGTAGGGTACTGCCCACCAGTTGCTTCAGGTGTTTCAGACCAGGCTTTTAAATCTGTGTACTTTCCTGCTAATTTCATTACCATTTCACCTTATGGGACCAGTATCGTGCAGACATGATGTCTGGGTTAGAATCCTGGGCATTATGTCTTGCGTAATATGACTTCTTCCTTGCTTTATCCTTAGCTGTTGTTGGGTTCTTGCCAGCGCCTTCTACACCTTGTTGACCAAAACGCACGATCTTCTCTTCACCGCCTTTGCATGCTTTGACCACGTGACTCTTGGTGGGGTGCCCAGGAGTCTTCCGTGGTTTGTTGCACTCCATAGAATCTTTATGAAGCTTGGCAGCGCTAGCCGCTTTACGTGATTTATCTGACATGAGTATTAACCAAATAGTGAACCAAGTCCGCTGCTGCCGAAGAGGGAAGGAGCGCCTTCATCTTCTTCGTCTGAAAAATAATCAAAATAACTTGAGCGAGTTGGTTTATATGTTTCTTTCTTTTTTATAGTATCATCAGAAAGCATTTTATCAATTGATCCCATTGCAGCAAAAGGATCAGAAAGATCAGGCAAACTGAATCCCATCAGTCCTTGCAATCCTTTTACTGAACTAGCCTTGCCCACATCTGAAGGCATTAAGTTTTTGTCTTCTTTGGTGGCATCAGGAAAAAACTCAGTATAAAACTCTGACTCACTTCCGCCATAACCTGCCTTCTGAAAAATATTAAACAGTGCGCTGCCACCAGCAGGCGCTTCAACTTTCTCGTCTGTGTCTCTTTGGATATAACCAAATCCCAACTGTTCTTGCGTTGGTTTAATCTTTTGTTCGTTTAACTGTTTAATGCGTTCACGTATGTCAATTGCTGGGTCGGTACTTAAGATGCTCATCAATGCACCTTTAATTTCTTCAGCCGGATCCGTGCTTGTATTGTAACCAAGACCTTTTAACTTCTCTTGGAGATCACTTGGTAAATTTGCAACGTCTAATTTATCAACAAACTCTTTGGCTTTTTGTTCGGCTGAAACAAAACTAAGGAAAACCGGATTACCAAAAGAAGTTTTTTGGTTTTGTAACGCATCCGCCAAGGGACCTTGGATAAAAGAAGCTAGGTCATTCCTTGAATAGGTATCTGCAACGGGGTCGTAATTTTTATCTTTACCGATTACAGCGTAATGTAAACGCGCAAAATCATTCTTATTTTCTAAATCAATACCATATTCATAAGCAAGTTGACTCCAGGTTTTACCATCTTTTACAGCCTGATCACTATTGCGTGCGTCCCAGGAACTCTGCACGCCTTGCTTCTGTTGTTCATATAGATCTTTTTTAGTTTGTACATCGGTACCAGAAAGTAATTCAGGGTTCCAGTAAAAGTTGGGGTCGAATTCTTTTTGTGTTGTTTTTGCTCCAAGTTCATTAATAAAAGTCTGCGCTTGTTTGTTGGCAAAGTCTTTTAAAGCACTTGAAGCAAGCTGAGTCTGCAGAACGTTTTGCTCATCTTCTTTAACGTCCATGTAACTAATAAATTCAGCAATTGACTTTGAAGTGTCAAAGCGAGGCTTCAAGTAATCTTGAACAAAAGAATTGGCAAATTGCTTTTCAACTTGATAGGTTTTAGCGGCATCCTCTGGGCTTGTAACTTGCGACATCTCTTGATATCGCTTGGCAAGTGTTTCGTCAAACCATTGCTGCCAATTGTATTGAACGGATGAACCTATGCCTAGGCTACGATCTAAGCTTTCGGATAGACTTTTGCCAAGCTTGGAATCGCCCCCAAAACCCATGTACCCACCAGCGCTGCTGTCACCCAAGATTGAGTTTTTAATGTCTTGCTTGAAGCTGTTGACACTGGGCATGCCCATGCCCTGAAGCATGTCCGACATTCCTTGTTTCTTAAGCGCTTTCGAATATTCGCCTAATGTCTGCTTCATGACATCAGCAGACAGAGCGCCAAAAACTTGCTCGCTTTGTTTGTCAATGTAATCTTGAGTTGCTAATTCAGCAAGAGATTCAGGTTTGTCGGTTGATTTCCCTATTATTGTTTGACGCAAAATCTGACGTTCTCTGTCGGTAGGTGCCCTTAAAGTTTCTTTGTAGGTTTCCAGGGGGCGTGGCTTACCTAACCGACCACTTGGTGCGCCAACAAACGTATAGTTTGCATGCAGAAAAGAATCTAGATCTGCGTATTTTTTCGTGATGTCGATATCGGCAATTTTCCTGCCGCCAAATGAAACTGCGGAAGAAGCACTGTTCCAGGCTTTGACTTCCTCTGGAACTTGCTTGGAGTAAAATTTTGCATCAAACTTATCAAGCGGGACACCTTGCTTGGAAGAATCCCAAACCTGCGCCCCTGTTGCTTTCTGATAAAAATTCTCAACCGATTCAATGGTCTCGTCGTCAATATAATCTTGAGCGTTACTATTGTTTTTTTGAAGAGTCTGATCGAGAGACTCCATTAACATCTTGTAGTTTTCCGGACCTTGAATTCCGTTCAGGCGTTGTGCAATCGTATCTGCCACTGTGACTTCATCACTTGTTGCATCCTTAGGAAGAACAGGTTTCAGTAAGCCGTTAACAGTAGTGAAACGAATCATGACGCTTCTTTGCGTAGCTGTAAATCAATTAGATTGAAACCGTCTGGTTCCATCCAAGCTTTTATTCTACTTAGTTTTTCTTCCGTAAAAAAAGACTGCTGGCGGTACCAGGTCTCCATTTCAGAAGATGCTTTGTTTGCGTTACATTTCTTGCATGCTGGAACCAGGTTGTTTCTATTGGAGCACCCAGATTTAAAACGTGGGACAATGTGATCTAAGCTTGTGGCTTGTTCTTCGCAATAAGCACATTCATGGTTCCAGGCTTGATATATACTTTCTCTGAATCGTTTCTTGGCAAGTTTTGGTCTTAATTCAACTAGCAAGGCAAGGGGCTCGTGCTGGCTGCAAAACATGCTCTTCAATTGCCGTTAATTGATTCTAATTTCCCTATGCATGTTTCTTTTAACAGAATAAAGATAAAAACTTGCTTAAGGCAGTTGACAGGTCATTGACACCCTGTAAGGTACGTAGGTAATGACTGCCGCCTCCATGGCTAAGTATCCAGGTTGGGTCTCTGCCCAGCAAGCAGGAGAAATCCTCGGCATTGACCGCAAGACACTCTTCAAGTACCGCGATGACGGTACCCTAAAGCTTGGCCCGCACTTCGCAGCTTTTGACTGTACGCGTTCTAGGGATAGCTACCTGTGGAACGTAGCTGCAGTACGTAAGCACCTGGACAAGCAGGAGAAGCTTGCCGCTATGTTGTGAGTGGTGACAAGGGTGGAGAACAGCAGCTCCGGTGATCCGGGGCTGTTTTTTTATGTGGGTTCAATTCCACTTGCGTAAGCTGCCCAGGCCAGACCCACTGCTTCCATCGTCGATAACTCCCCACTGGTGTAAGGAAGATTTATCACATCACCAGGGGAATAAACAATAGGACTGCCGCTGTAATAAACAGGGCTGTTACCAAAGGCACTGGCATTTAGCTGATCAGTTGACAACACGTACTTAGTTTCAATTACTTCTCCAAATTCAGCCACTTGTGAATGCTCCGTCTTTACGCTGTATCTCAAAGTTAGCACGTTTAATAAAACTGGTCGGCACGTTCAAAAGCTTTTGCATCATTGGCAGTAACTGTGGAGATTGGAAGTTACTTGGCGGCAAGTCCATATACTTAAGTCCATTAATAGAATCCACGTACTCAGCATGTTTCTTCATAACGCTTGATTCGTTGACAAGCTTTTGTTCCCACCTGACCATGCCTTCATCCATGTCGATGGGCACATCAGAGGGTTCAGGTAAGATAATTCCTTCTTGAAACCGAAGTGCATAAATGTGTTTGCAGTATCGCATCTCATCTAACAACGGAGTCCAGTAGTCATCAAAACTGACAATCTGGTTGTCTATAGCTTTGTAGTCAACAAATGTGCCGGGGCCTTCCGCTGCACCTGCACTTGGGACATTACGTAGATACCTTCCACCAAAATCTCTAAACAGTCCAGGATTGTCTATTGATTCAAATGTAAGCTCCAGGCGCCTGTTAACGTTTATATCCGTGTCTGCATTGTTGTTTATGTTTCCAGTTGCATCTGTTATTAGCTCATGGCGTCCATACTTCAACGAAGACGGCTTTGTATAAGGAAATCTCTTTGACTCACTGCCCTGCATGTCACGGAAATATGCGTAACTGCGACGACTAAAGTCCTGGCAAGTACATGCATACCTTGTGCCAAGCGTCAAGAATCTGTTGATTGCAGGAGGTCGGCTGGCTGGCGTAACAAACACACCATCAGGTGTTGACTCAAAGGATCCTGCTTTTTTTAATGTAAGAATTCCAGTAGCGCCGTCTACGTCTAGTAACAATGCCTGGACGTAACCGTATCTTTTATTCGTAGACGGATTTAACGTATCACTTGTCAGAGGCGTGCCTCCAGGCTCCAGGAGGCGGTCCTCGATGATCTCGCCGTTTAGTGGTTTAAGTGCTGCGTTACTGCCGACAGGAGGCACGTAGAGCGGCGCTGGGAGTGGGTTACTTGTGCTCCAGGTTCCTGCCAGCTGTACGTACCAGTTATCTGCGTCTTCTGTGACAGAGGCAACACTTGCTCTGGTGCCAGTGGAATCAAAGACGTTGTCAAAGCGCAGTAGCGCACCAACACGACAACCTGTCCAGTGAATTCCAAATTCGCGGTTCGCTGTTGGAAACCCTTGTACAACACCAACAATTAAAGGTTGATTGCCAGGGGGCACTATCGTCCCTGGAGGTGTTGGCATTGTGTAACGGAAAGGAAACGTTAGTCCTCGTTGGATGCCTACTGTTACAGCAAGCTCATATCCACGACGCCACCTTGTCCATGCAGATTCCCTATCCATTGCAACAATGGAGTTAGGCACTGCACCACTAGAAAACTCTGTGGTTATTGGTTTAATTGCCGCAGGTTTAAACTCAATCCTTTGGCTGAAGTTGCCAAAAAGATCACCCTGTTTGGGCGACATGTCTTAGAAGAATCCGCCTTGTGCGTAAACGTATGCGCCAGGGATGTACCCGGAACTGTTGGGGCCGTCAGGAAACACACCAACGTAAAGGCGGTCGCCCCGCTCCAGGTAGATGCCTTTGTTGCGCAAAGGAGAAGTCTGACCAAGTCCGTTTGTATTGCCAGCGGAAACAGACGGTACCGCCAACTGAGGCATTACGTCAGAACAATCAACTTCTTGTGTATCTGCCGGCACACGCTTGGCAAATACAACCTTGTAGTCACCAGATGCAGGGATGGGTGTAGTTGTACCACGGGTGTGGTAAACAACAAAAGTTACTTCGGGTTGATAGCCGTACCGAATTCCGTTGTAACTAAAACCACTTCCAATACCACCTGAATAAATCAAGCTGGTATTGATACCCGTCAGGGTAGTTGCACCTGTGTAGGTGTAGTAACCATATCCGCTTTGCGCAGGAGTGGCAAGAACACCAGTCTGAGAGATAAAAACAATCTGACCGCTGGTTAGCGAAATAGGAGTGCCAGAAGTTGCTGTGGTTACCGTGTAGTCCGGATCACGGTAATAATCATTGCGAACAATACTGATAGAGT